GAAAGTAGTTCATTTTCTAAGCAAGCATCAGAAAGTAATTTTTCAATGAATGGTATTGAAAAACTTCCAGAGTATTCACGTATGATTGAGAACTGGAAGATAACTAATTTATCTTATGAGAGAATGCTCTCTGATGATGTAGATTCTTTTGTATACTTAGATCCACCATATGAAATTAAATCTAATCTCTATGGCCGTAAGGGAAATATGCATAAAGGATTTAATCATGATGAGTTTGCATCATGGTGTGATGATTATAAATCACCTATACTAATATCATATAACTCATCACAACTAATACGAGATAGGTTTGAGAAGTGGACAGTTGCAGAATTTGCACACACTTACACAATGAGGTCTACGGGATGCTATAATAAAGAACAGGCATCCAGAAAAGAATTAGTTTTATTTAATTATGAAGTGTGAAGTAACCCTATACAAAGCAGGAACTGTATTCAAAGAAGAAGTGATTGCTAAAGACTATCAAGATGCACGTGAAGTTGCTCTTGCGAGAAATCCCAATGCTAGAGTTGTTGGGGTAACTGCTAAGTAAATAATGTACCAACTAAAAGATTACCTATACAGCATCAATCAATCCAAAAAGAATATCTTGGTTGATGATCTTGATGCGGAGAGAAAATATCCAACATATATTATTAACAGATGCTTAAGTTCCTTTACTGACACTGTGTTGTTTGCCAATGAGATGAACAAAAACCCCCATCTCCCAAAGCGTTTGCAGTATGACTTTTATATAAATAGTGTGAAACCAAGGAAGCGATTCTCTCCTTGGACTAAGAAAGATTCTATTGATTATCTTGAGATAGTAAAAGAGTATTATGGTTATAATGACGATAAAGCTCTTCAAGCACTCAGAGTCCTCACCAAGAATCAGTTAGATCATATAAAAAAAGCATTAAGCAAAGGTGGCAAACATGAACGGTGAACTTGAGATACAATGGAAACAAACCGATATGGTTGAGGTTTCATTATCTGAACCAGATGATTTTTTAAAAGTTCGTGAGACACTAACACGTATAGGTGTAGCATCAAGAAAAGAAAAGAAGATATATCAATCTTGTCACATACTCCACAAACAAGGCAAGTATTATATCGTACACTTTAAAGAATTATTCGCACTAGATGGTAAGAATACTAATTTGTCATTGAATGACATTCAACGTAGGAATAGGATCGTGCAATTATTAGTTGACTGGGGATTAGTAACAATAAATGACGATAGTAAAGAAAAGATTTCAGACCTTGCTCCATTAAATCAAATAAAAGTGTTAAGTTTTAAGGAAAAGAATGACTGGACGTTAGAATCCAAGTATAATATAGGGAGGAAGAAACAAGAACCTTAATGAAGTACCATCTTTACGACGAACAGGAAAGACATCAAGGCAAGTTTAATTCTATTGAGGAATTAAGAACGTTCTTATGTGATAGGAAGTATGATGTCAATTGTGATAAAGATATAGGTTGTACATTTGATTACATAAAACACATTAGATGGTTCTTTGAAATAGAAGAGTAGAAACCGTAATGGTTTTTGGGGGTTTGCACACCTCCTTTTTTTATGCTATAATTATAAAATATTAATGTGATGCCGAAAGGGTCACTTAATTTACGTCGCTTTACGGAGGACACAATGGTAAACTATACATGGGAGCAATTTACTCCATTCACACTAGGACTCGATGAAACATTCAGCAGACTTGAAGCTTTTGCAGGATCAGGAACAAACTATCCTCCTTACAACATCTATAATGGATCTGATTCTAGAACCATATTGGAGGTGGCACTTGCAGGATTTTCAGAAGGGGACATTTCTGTAGAAAGTGAAAGGAATGTTTTAACGATCTCAGCAAACAAATCTTCTAAGGAAGATAGAAAGTATTCATATAAAGGAATATCTAATAAGAACTTTTCACGTAACTGGCAACTGGCAGATGATGTAGAAGTTGAATCTGTAGAATTTGCAGATGGTCTGCTTACAATAAAGATGTTGAAGGAACTACCAGAGAAACAAAAACGTCAGAAACATTTTTGATTGACAATTTAACAAAACAATATTATAATGGTATGGGATCTGTAAAAGGATCCCATCTTAATTGACAAATTTAATTTTAGGTGCTATAATATGGCAGTATCAGTTGTTACCTTTAAAACAGGTGACCGTGTTATTACAGAATTAAAAGAGATCTTTGATGAAGAAGGAGACAACAAAAAAGGTGTTTGTCTTCTCATGGAAGAACCATATGTTTTAACTCTAAATGGTAGCACACCACAATATCTTACTGAACAGCAAGGTATGGAATACCAAGTAAAATTCAGTAAATGGAATCCTTATTCTCCTGATTGGCAGTTTAAGATTCCATACGATTGCGTAATGACAATCAGTACTCCCGAACCAGGATTACAAGATGCTTACGAAAGAAAACTCCAAGAAAAAAAGGAATTAACTAATGAATGAAGATTTGAAAACAAATCATAATATTAGAATCGTCACTTTATCTACAGCAGAACGTGTTCTCTGTATGTTTGGTGAGGTTAAAAATGATGAAGAGAAGGTGGTAGGATATAGATTAGTATATCCATATCTACTTGGTCTCGGAGAATTAAATGAAGATGGTACTATACCTATCAATTATTCTAGATGGTGTCCTTACTCTCCTATCGAAGATCATAGGATTAGTGGTGACCATATCATTAGCGTCGTCTATCCTGACAATAATATTCTCGGTAATTATGCTGAAAGATTGAAAGAGATTGGACTAAAAGAAGAACAAATTTTTTACGAGGAAAAAACTGATGGAGATAGCAGCGAATCTACTGCGACTGAGTAATGAATGGATAGTTGCCCAAGTTGATGAAGTAGAAGGAGAACTAATACCTGGTGATCCTGATTGTATACTTCGTAAACCTTTTGAGGTGGACAGTGAAGGCAACTTAAGTCATTGGCCAAAACATTCTGATGACTCTGAGGTGATTGTTAGATCATCTGACATTACTACTATTGTAGAACCTAGCAAGAATCTTCTTGCAAACTATATTAAGTCTCTTGAATGAAGTTTTATACGAGTGTTGAACAAGCAGGAAATCGTCTCCTTGTAAGGGGATATAATAATGGCGAAAGATATAGCGTTCGGGTTCCTTTTAACCCAACGCTTTTTTTGCCCTCAAAAAATTATTCTAAATGGAAAACACTAGAAGGAAATGCTGTAGAACCACATAGATTTGGTTCTATATCAGAAGCAAGAGAGTTTGTAAAACAATACAAAGAAGTTCCTGACTTTGACATTTATGGGAACACAAGATTTTTATATCAGTACATTGCAGAACAACATCCAGAAGAAGAACTAAAGTTTGATAGTAGCAAGATTCGTATATTTAATATTGATATTGAGACTGCTGCTGAGAATGGATTCCCAGACATAGAATCTGCTGATCAGGAGATACTTGCTATCTCTATCAAAGATAGTTTCTCTGGTCGCATCACTGTGTTTGGAGCTAGACCATTTGACAACAAACATGCTGATGTTGATTACATGCACTTTAGATCGGAAGAAAGTATGATGAATGCTTTCTTAGATTACTGGCAAGCAAATTATCCTGATGTTATTACAGGATGGAACGTGCAGTTGTTTGATATGCCATATATTTGCAATCGTATTGAACGTATACTAGGTGAGAAGTTTGTAAAACTATTATCACCATGGAGATTAGTATCACAACGTGAGATCTTCATTAAAGGTCGTAAACAATTTGCGGTTGATACACTTGGTATATCTACATTAGATTATCTTGAACTCTATAAGAAATTTACTTATACTAATCAAGAATCTTACAGACTCGATCACATTTGTAATGTAGAATTAAGTGAGAAGAAACTTGATCACTCTGAGTTTGATACATTCAAAGAGTTCTATGAGAAGGACTGGCAGAAATTTATTGATTACAACATCCATGACGTTCGTCTCGTTGATAAACTAGATGATAAGATGAAGTTGATTGAACTTGCATACACTATGGCATATGATGCTAAAGTAAATTACGAAGATGTGTTTAGTCAGGTTCGTATGTGGGACAACTATATCTACAATGAATTAAATAAACGTAAGATTGCTATACCTCCTAAGAAGGAAGCAACTAAAGATACGAAATACGCAGGAGCATATGTTAAGGAACCAAAACCAGGATTCTATGATTGGGTGGTCAGTTTTGATCTCAATAGTCTGTATCCTCACCTTATCATGCAGTACAATATCTCGCCCGAAACACTCAGGGAGAGCAGACATCCCAGTGCGAGCGTTGAAGGGATTCTAAATCAAGAGATAGAAGTTGATAAACAATATGCTACATGTGCAAATGGAGCACAGTACAGAAAAGATGTGTCTGGTTTTTTACCAGAGATGATGAGAAAGATGTATGACTCTAGAGTTATATTCAAGAAAAGAATGATCAAAGCAAAGCAACAGTATGAAAAAACTCCTACTGTTGAACTCATGAAAGAGATCGCCCGTTGTAATAATATACAGATGGCAAAGAAGATATCTCTTAACTCTGCCTATGGTGCTATTGGTAATGAACATTTCAGATATTATAAGACAGCAAATGCGGAAGCAATCACACTGTCAGGACAGGTTTCTATCCGTTGGATAGAGAATAAAATGAACGGTTACCTAAATAAACTACTCTCTACTGATAAGGAGGATTACGTAATTGCATCTGACACAGACTCAATATATCTTAATCTTGGACCTCTTGTTAATAAATTTTTTGCTTCTAAGTCTAGCGACAAAGCAGCAATTGTTTCCTTACTTAACAAGATCTGTGAAGAAAAACTGGAGCCGTTTATCGACAAAAGTTACCAGGACTTGGCGTCGTACGTTTCGGCATACGAACAAA